GTTGTGGTCAGAGTTGGCCTTGAAGACTGAGTGGCGAAGGAAGACACAGAGGAGCCACTCGAAGGCCGGTTTTGGGTGTGCTGGAAGTCAGCCTGCCTCACTGGGGCGGTTGATGTGAATTTTCCAGAATAAGATGTGGTCCTCATGGAGTTTGGTGCCCAATACCTTGTGCCATTCCAATCCAGCGCCTGTGTCATGGGCGCGTTCACAGCACCTCTGGCTGCATCAGCAGGGGAAAAGCCGCCAGCGGTCAAGACCCCTTGTTTTATAGCCATCATGTCTGCCTGCAGCTGCTTAGTTGCCTGAATCTGAGCCTGCAACATCTCCTTATCATGATTAAAAGAATTTTGCTGCAATTTCTGATTAAAATCAAATTCTGCCCTCTGATTTATTGCATTAGCACCTGCATTGATTAATGAACTAAGCCCATTGCTGAGCACGTCCCCTGCAAGACCAGCTACAAAAGCTCCAGCCATTATTGAACCCTTCTACGCCCATTCCCAGTTCCCATGGGGGCGAGAGAATAGAATTGGTTCACCCAAGAATCAAATCTGAAGTATCCGTTGGCAGGCACAACCACCGGGGCACTGGTGTTGCTCGAGACTGTCATGAAACCAGCTCTGTGGAGCTTGGCCTCAAACAGTGCCCGACCAGTGTCCGGGTTGATGTATCTGACGAGGGCCACCTCACTCATTGAAGGGGCTGCTTCCTGATAGAAGTGTTGCACCCACTCTTGTGGTAGTAGGCAATCAATGGCTGGGTTTCCATAACCGCCCTTGAGGGGAATGTATGATCTGAAGAAGAGCAGGCGCTCTCCTGGAAATACTGGAGCAACAGAAGGGGCAAGGTTTGTATTGAGGTTTAGGGCACCAGCATACCTAGGGACCACCCATTGATTAAAATGTTCAGTGTCATTGAGTCCAACTGGGGTGAATTTGACTGGTTGGTTGACTGTAAGGTCGTCAGTCTGCCATGTGCCAATTTGAATTTGTCCCAGTTTTGGAGTGTACTGTGCTGTGTAAGTAGGGACCACAGCGTCGTGTCCCCTGTTTGCTGGTTCATTATGCCCAGGACTATTGTGTTTGTCTCTTTGGGAGATGATACCAAAAACCCTTCCCTGGAAGTCAGGCACACCCAGAGGGGCAGGGATGTCCTCGGAGGGATCAAAAGGGGACCCATTCAAGTTTGTGATGGTAACATTATATAGGTGATCATTGTCATGCAAGTGGGCGGTCACTTCACCTTTGAAAGCACAAATGCCACTGACTTGGAGTTGTGTTGTCCCTTGGAGCTCCCCGTCCAGTGTGCACCTACCATTTTGACACTGCACTGATATAACTTCATTAGGGCTGGTATACATCTGGTCTATGGACACTGGGAACCTAGAATTGGATAGTTCCCCAAGTGTGAGGATTGGGAGGGTGAATGGCTTTGTTTTAGACTCCACTGTTGGTGGCACCAGATATGTGAAGTCAAAGTCAGGGGAAGGTCTAGTCAACACTCTGCAGGAGACTGTAAACACATCATCACCTGAACCATTAGACCTGAGGGGGGTATAAAGCATAGCCACAATTCTCATCTTGGGATCATCTTTCTGATTATAATGGAAGAAATTATTCCTAACATCAGGGAGTGGTAACAAAACAGGTTCCAAGGTTCTCACATCTATGATCACATGAGGGAACATGGTGATTTGCTGTGGGCTAAGGTTTTCAACCGGGAAGTGAGGAGGCACGGCGGCGAAGACCAACTTGCCGGCTGTGAACGCGTTCCCAGCCAACATGACCTGCACCTCCATCCCACCGGCATACCCATTGTACATTCTTGCTAAATGTGCCAGATAAGGATTTAATTCTGGACCCAACTCTAGATTCAATAGCACTTCACCAGGGGCATTTCGGGGAGAGACTGTAAATTCACCATTGGGGGCCTGGACAAAATTTGCTCTAATCCAAGGGTCTATAATATTTGTTTGACCAGTGACCGGGGCTGCCAAGGCGGCACCAGCCACGGGTTCAAGAGCCATGACCTCATTGTTACTTTCTGGCACGAGGCCGGCTGCACCATCAGTAGATGGAGCGGCGTCATTCGACGCCATCTTCATTCACAAAATTGGGAGCCAGATTGCGATCGCCCTCCCACGTGCTCAAGTCAGAAAACCTCATCCACCTGAACATGGGTTCCTGCCTTGGCACGTAAAAGTCCATCCCACCTTCTTTGAGTTCAGTTATGACCAATTTACTGATTTTACTGTAGAAAGAGGGTCCGTGAAGAGAGGCTTCACCAAGCAGTGCCATGAGCTGTATGGGTCTTTGAGAATGGGGTATCATTGTCTCATTGGGGTCTTCATGATTTGGTCCTCTAGTCCAGTACATCTGCCTCAAAATTGAGCTTTGGTCCAGTTTTCCAAACCAGCCAGCTGGGTCACGAGTCACTGTCCTTCGGAGGAAAGTGAGTCCGTTCAAATCTTCACTGATAATCAGGGGTCCCTCGGTTTTGTCTGGGCGGGTTGGTTTCAGGCCGTACTCCTTCAATTTGGCGGTTAACTGTTCAGGGTCCAATTTTATGTCGGTGCTGACAATCTCGTCATCACCGTAAAATGAGAACATGGAATTTGCCTGTATAATGTCAGGGGACAGTTTGGTGACTTCAGACAAGGCACAGAGAGTTAGCAGCCAGTGTGCGATGGAGTTCCATTGAGAAGTGCATGGCACACCAGAAGGGAGCCCTTCATTTATTGTAATTTTAAAGTCTCCTACATCTACTACACTAGGGGCCAGCAGATCCTCAGCGACTATTTGTGCCAATTGTGGTTCTGCAGAGAATCTGACCATGATTTCCAAGGCTGCTGCTAGTACTGCCCTCTGTTGTGTTGAATCCCAACGAGAGTAGTCTGCATCATAGTGATATTTGTATCTGGAATGTTTCTCAAATATTATTGGGCCATCTTCATTCATATTCATGCCAACTCGGACTGGGAGTGATATGCAGTGTGCCTTCATCTCGTCCATGAGCCCACCAAATGACCTAGCGCACCGGATCATGGTGGACAAGTCAGAGCCCCAGAGCAGTCTCTTCTTGATCTTTCCATAGATTTTCTCAGTCTTGACTAGCTCGTCCTTGAGTGCTGCTGTGTACACTGGTGTCATGTGTTTCCCTTCCTCAAACATTAGGTTTGCTTTTGATGCTTGGTCTGCCAGTTTACCAGTGAAGGTCTCACCATTCCAGAATTCATTCTTTCGGACGTGATGGGGATGCCCGCTGGAGGTGGTTTTGTCAAGTGAGGCACACGCCTGTGCGTATGTCCATTTTTGAGGAGGGTCCAGGGTTTGTTCGAGGACATTGATGATGGTTTGTTTGGCTGCTTCCAATACACTTGGTCTTGGAGGTTTGCCCCTGGGTTCAGTGAATGGCTTCAACTGGTCTCTCATTACCTGCTGCAGGGAAGGCCCACCCTTAACACGCGGATCACGGCCACCGAGGTAGGCAGGCTCATATGTCCCTGGTGGAAGGGGCGTGTTCGATGATCTCCAAAATTTGGTTTTGGTGCTCAATTTTGGTGCACCCCCAGGGCCTAGAATGGGTGCCCCACAGTATGTTCCTTTGTCATCTCCACCCTCAAGAGTTGCCTCACCCTCACTTCCCTGTGTGGCACAGATGACGGTGTTTCCACCACGGGCTGCTGCAGTGTGCACCCCAATGACTATATAGTCATTGCCCCTTTTATAGATGTAAGGACAGCCACAGTCACCAGGGGTTGTTCCCAAATCCATTCCTTTAGCATTTGATCCAGTGAGCAACATACCCATCTGTCCGCCAACCATGCGGCCTTGAATTTTCATGGTTGCGTGTGTTCCCATTCTGGCTGCAAGAGGCATGAGCTCTCCGGTGGGGCGTTTGATGAGCACAGTTGCCACGGTGCCCTCAGGCGCACCTTCTTCCAAAATCATTCCTGTCACATCTGGTCTAATTGGTTTTGGGAATCTGAATCGGCAAAATTCACCTGATTTGTGGATCTGAATTTGTTTGATGGGGACTCCAAATGCCTCTGTTATGCCTGCGGGGATTACATGAGTTGATGTTATGAAAAGGCTTGGTGACACCCAGAAGCCCCAGCCAGAACCAAAGCTCACAATCCTAGACCATATGCTTGGGGGGGCCTCAAAGTCCAGTTTCTCATTGTAGTCAACACTCCTGTTGTCATCGGCCCACAGCTTCCCTTTGGGTTTGAAGTCATCAGGGTTTCTTTTTCTGATTTCTGAACCTGTTACTAGCCCTAATGTGGCCCTCTCTTCCTTTCTTTGTTTCCTGGTGGGACGGAAAATTCTCTGACGGATTTTGATCTCCTCCTCTTCACAGAAGTCTTCTTCCGTGGCCTTGGCAATGGCGAGCTCCTCATAGTACCTGTCTCTGTCTTGAAGATACTCCTCTATGGAGTACTTCCCATTTCTCTCTTCTCTTATCCTCTTGTACTCGTCATACTCCTCATCGCTCAAGCCCTTGCTGGAGAATGCAGTGTGTTTCTTGCCACGGCCAGTTTTGTTTTTGCCCTTCTTTCCTTCCTCCTTGATGTCCTTAGAAGATATGATGAACTCGTCATCTTCTGACTTGGGGGCCTCTTCCTTAGTCTCTGATTCATTTTGATCTAATTGTGGCTTCGACCAGAGTTCTTGTATGTTCATGCGGCGTGCAATGCGCGTGGTGACAAACGCAGCGCCGGCAATTTGTATGATGGAATAGACTGCTTCTTGCACACATTTGACATAGTACCTGATTCGGGCATGTTTGAGATGGTGCAGGGCCCCAGCCAACTCGTTGTTGGTCTGTACAGAGGTGTTCTTGACCTTTTCCACCAAAACTTTGCCCTTGCCATCAGATTCAAGGTCATACGTGGAACCACCGTAGATGATCTGGCACCTCTTGATGGTCACATTCCTGATTGCTTGTTTGAGTTCTTCCATGGTTTTCACTCCTTTTAATTGATTGCCAACTTTCATGGTATCCACCAATCCATACTTGTTTTCTGCAGCCAATTGTCTGAATGCTGTGATTCTGTTCCGGTCGAAATTGAAGGTGGTGATTGTGGGACCTTGGAGTTCAAATTCATCCATCCTCTCATGCAGTAGGCCTGATGCACGGGCAATCAGAGAACCGGTAGTGAGGGTCTTCATCACTCCTTTCCCATGTGGGGTGTTGCCATTCTTGTCAAAGCCGCCCTGGGGTGCAAGCTGTAGCTTGATGTGTGAAAAGTCCGGCTTGAAGGCGTCCTTCCACATATCTGGCTGACCAGGAAAGTCCCGTTTTGCCTTTTCTACTTCTGGTGCCTCAGCGTATACCAGGAAATCAATTCTCCTGGAACAGGCCTCAAAGTTGACATAATCAAGTGGGGCTGGATTGGCAAGGTTTGTTGTAATTATTATGACTTCACTGTCAAAAACTTTTCCCTTATTTTCAATTCTGTCACAATTTAAGGTAAGGGGACACGTATCAGCCAATTCTTGTATGCGAAGAGCATCATGAATGGGGTTACTCATGCCATAGTCGTCCCACAGCACGACTCTCTCACCTTTGTATGCATCCCAATGGTCCACACCGTTTCGTGGTATGAGTCCGACTCTTTGATCCCCTGTGAGAGTGGATGCCACCTTTCTTGCCACCTCCCTGGCCAGATGAGTTTTGCCTATTCCTGGTTTGCCAGATATCATAACAACTACTGGTCTTATCCTGCTAGATAGCTCTTCCTTGGCCCTGTGGACTAACGACCTGGCCGCTGCTATTCGAGCCAGCAGGGCGTTGATTGTCCCAACTATGTCAGGGGATGCAGATTTTGTGGACAACCTCCTGGCTTTCTCCTCCTCCATGTCCAATGTTTTCATGTATGTTGCTAAGCTGTCTTTGTCTTTCAACAGGGTTGTCATGTGGTTATTTTCTATTGCCTCAAGATCTAGTACAGCATCCTCTATGGCCCTCACCATGGCTAGCTCATTGGCCTCCTCTTTCTTTGGGAAGAACCACTTCATGACCAATTTGAGTATCTCTAAGCCATAGGCACCAAGATCTTTGCAAGCCCTGAGTGTTGATGCTGCTGAGGACAACATTTTGCCAATTTTCTCTTTGGTGAATCCCAACACCAAACCAATCCCCCCCATCACCACAGGTACGAGTTCAACGGCGAGGTCTTCTGGCCCTTGCAACTCGTAGTCCCCGAGTAAGGGAGCGATCATAGCAGACACATCTGGGGGTGTCCAGAAAACTCCGAAGAGTTCAGCAAGTAATATCAGAGACTCCACTATTCCGGCAAAAGTCCAGTCACACGTTGCCAGGATATTCAATATGTTTAATGGTTTAATTTTTCCTATGAGGTCTTTTATGGGTCTGGTGAATAATGTGGACAATGAACATAGGAATATATTTGCTACCTTCTTAATTTTGGAGTCATCCATGGTAGGCAGGGGTTTTCTGTTCCACTCTTGGTAAGGTCTGAAGAAGCCCGTTGTTCTTTGTACCATCCTCCTGCTAAGCCATGAGTCATTAAGGTCTAACACCCAGCAGCAAAAGGCATAGCAGTTGTTGTCAAAGGCGGTGTAAGGGAATGCCTCTCCGTTGAGCCTCCTGAGAGTTTCAGGGGAGATGAGGTATTGGGGAGTGTACACCACACGCTGTCATTGTACTGGCCATAGTGGTATATCTCTCCATCCCACATCTCTAATATTAGATAATTATCGTGACTGGGAAA